CCTATAATCGTCATATTTATTGATAATTAAAAATTCTATGTAATCGTAACTGGGAAATACATCCCAACCGTAAAACATAGAATTTTCTTCAGTGTAAGTTAGATCTAACCAACAAATAGGTCTATTTTCGATACTATGATTTTCAGTATCATAGTAAGTAACAGTACCATTATTCTCTACTATATTCTTATATAGTAGTTCTATATTGTTTTCTAATTCCCGTTTAGTGGGAATGAGTTTATCTAATAAATATTTATTAGAAAGCAAATATTTAGAGAAGCTATCTTTGATATCGATAACGTCATCTAATTTAGCAGCAGTTGTTAGAAGTTGAGTTGCAGATTTCATGATATTAATGTCCTCTAAGTGGATGTTTATCTTGTAATAATTAACCAGCAAAGTAAGACTAACTTGCGCTAATCTTACTTAACTGAATAACTAGTTAACCACGATGGCGAACCATGCTTTAACTAATGTACCGATAGCGTAACTAAACATTGCAATGAATGTGAAGTACCAGTTAGAACTCTGTCTTGTAACTAGCGTATACTTATATCCAGCATAATAAGCTAAGATAATGCACGCTAACTGAACTACTGTTGGAGTAGAGTCGGTTTTAATAAAGCTGATTAAGTCGTTCATAAGTTCCTTAAGTTAGAATAAGTTGAGTTAAATTTCGTTGTTATGAAATGGTTTAATGTTAGCTAAATAGTTAACTAAACTACTTCTAATATCACCAGTTAACTTCCAGGTTTCATCATGAGTTATGTCAGATGTACCATTCCATTTGCATATATTGAAGTAGTCATTCTCTAATTGAATGAGAAACTTAGTAGTACCATAATTAAATGTTGCTTGAACGTTCTCAATGTCAACAAATACTAGACATTTATAACGGGATTTAATTGTTAAGTCCATAGACTCAACTAAGTCTATTCCTAATAACTTAACTAATTGCTCTATAAACAAAGTTCGAGATTGAGCTAAATATTCCGATTGTTTTAACTCAAGTGCAGCACGTTTATATTGTACTAACTCTTGTAATGTCATAATTCCAAGTTCCTGTAATTAATTGGATGTTTAACTAGACATTATTATCTTTAACGTCTTAATAAATCAAAAGACGTGAAAAAAATTCCCGTAAGAAAAAAAAAAGATAATCCATTACAACTACGCAACAAAAAAGCCACCTTGTTAGGGGCGGCTCTAGTTACTGGTATCATTTGTTACATGAGTAGTTCGGCGGTTAGTTTAGTTCTCTTTTTCTTACAGGTGAGATTATTTCTTGACTAATGATACTAAGTTAGTATCGCTATTGATAACTAGTGTATTAAATTGTTGTTTCTTAATCGCTTTTTTAGCACGACGGCTTAACTGTTGAGTAGGTTCTTGTATAGTAGATTGTGTTTTTAAGAAGTTAGTATCATGCTTTATAGCCTTACCTATGATCATCTGGATATGACGATCTACTACTGCGTTACTAGCTAGTTTATAGTTATTTGCATATTCAATTTGATAGCGTCCACTAGAATCTAACTCACCAATTTTACCTATGCTAGATTGTATTTTCTCAGTTCTAATGTATTGATTTAAGTACAATGTACCATTAGATGCAATTTCTACTTGCATTTTATGATCATGACCCGCTAGTTTGAATAGATTACCCATTAGATTGGTATTTATACCTTGCTGTACACTAGAAGTCAGTTTAACTCCAGTGTTACGTTTATTCTTAGTATTTTTAGATTGTCCTATATATCCACAATCGGCTTTATGTTCCTTAGATTTACCATAACGATTGTATGCCTCACTTTGTAGTTTTAATACACTTCCACTTAACGAGTATATTAACTTGTCATCAATGTAGATACTACTACATGATGTGTGATCAATTATGCCATGTTTAAGACCGCTTTTATATGGTGATCTTTTATCACTTGGTAATCCTAGATCATTACCTCTATCATTCTGTACATAGATTGTTCTATTAACTTCCTTACCATACTCAACTTTAGCAGGTGTTAAGTTACGACCTTTTTTAATGATCTTCTTGCCTTCCGTTATTTCTTTACTTAACCCAAATTGCACTTTAAGGATAGAAGTATGATCTTCATAATCTGTTAAGTATGGTTGTATTATTGGGTAATTAACCCATAGTTTACTTAACATAATGCGGGCATCTATACCCGTTATGTGAGAGTTATTGTTTAAACAGATAAACCCTTTGTTATAAAATGAGTCTAGTTGTTCATAGGATAGAGTGACATTTTTAGTCACCTTATTACTAACGTTAGTATTGTTAACTTGAATTGTGACAGGTTGTGCAACTACTTTATTAATAGGTTGAGTTACTTTAATCTCTGTTACAGTAACACCTGTAACTTCATTAATAACAGGTTCACTTGATACATCTATCCCAAATATATCAAATGATGATAAATAACCGTCATCAAGATCCGCGCTATCATCTATAAACTGATTTTGTAATGCTGAAGTACCATTAATAATTAAATCAGTGTAATCATCACTATTTTTCTTACTTAACTCATAGTGTTCCAATGACTCGATTAGTTTTAACACCTTACCCTTAGCTGGTAAGTTACGTGATTTGCACTCACGTTGTATCTCTCTATAACTTAATTCTCTAAAGTTCATAACAATGTATTCCTGTATTAATGAATAACCAACTATGCGGATCTAATCTTATTTATTAACTAGATCCGCATTATTGATCATCTATTGCTACTTAACAGGTGGTAATGTAGCTATGTTATTAATATCATCTGCGGTTAATGGTGTAGGAATAATACCTAAGTTAATTAACACGGATTCAAGATCAGCTTGAGTATAGTTATCAGGTAATGTTGATAGATCTAGATCTAACTTATTCCAACTATAACCTATGTTATTTAGGTTAATTACGTATTGTTCTGGTATACTCTTTTCAGGTATAACATCTATGTTGTGTTGACTACACAATGTTACTAACATAGCTTGGTTAGAAAATAGATTGTATAGTTGAGTTACTTTTAAACCAGTTGCACTAGCTAGTGCAGACTGACTTGCACTAGATAGATATTTCATTAATAACTCATTACGGTTATCTTGATCATCACTACTCATACAAGGTATAAATCGCGGATCAACAGAATTTAATGTAACTGGTTTTCCCTTTAGAGCATTACGGAACTGCGGTACACTAGGTACTTCTCTAGCACATATATCTAGTACATCCCACCACTGATTAGCGGTAAACGCTTTAACCGTGCTTACATCATAGATATCTAGTAAATCATTCATTACATCATAGCTAGTTAACTTTATTAATTTAGCTATTATTAGCCATACTGGCGCGATACGGTTATTCTCTACTAAATCACTAGCTTTATTAATCCAATATGGTAAGGCACTATTAACTAACACCTCCCAATGAAACTTAGTTTCATCAAATACAAGTTTGTTAGGTAACAAGTCTTCATTAAGTTGAATATACAGTGATCCGGGTACAGCTTTAATTTCACCCATTGGAGTTTTGTTATGAATGTTATCAGTTTTACCAGTTATTTCATTCTTAACTGGCACTGTTGAGTGAAAAAAGATGTTAATTTTACCGTTAACTACTTCTAGTGTATATACGATAGGAACATTACCCTTTTTACCACCGAAACAAGAATAACTTACTCCAAAGTTACTAGCATTAGATAATGCGTATACTTGATTTTGTAATTGCATGATATTCTACCCTATTGAATGAAGTTAGCAACCTGTAGTTATATTAACTAACAGTAAAGTAACATTAATACAAACTAATGTTACTTTACTGTTATTTAATCAATTAACTTAACAGTTAGTTAATTTTTCTCCTATTACTCTTTTTTTTCTTACTTAGTTAGTGCTGGAGTCATCCAGCAGTTAACCTTTTAGAAGTGTTAAGAAATTGAGTCAATACATTTATATTGCGTATATTATCCACGTCCAGCCCCTAACGTGATACCGCTTTCATAGATCCTTGTCAGGTGACATAGAACTAGTCACCCTTACAAACCTAGCTAATTTATGGTATTAGCAAACATTACTTTTTATTTATGTCTTACACAACCGATATTAAGTCTTAGTAGTTATCCACTAATTTACTCTTGCTAGAAGTAACTTAACATCGGGCTTATTAGTTCGGGTATTTAAACCATCTATATTATCAATAGCTACCTCACTAGACTCTTGACTATTCAGTACAGCATAGTAATTAAATTACTATGTTTCCCGGCAATAGTTATTGTAATCTTGGTTATCCCAAGCAATTCTAGTTACCTACTATCAGTTCTAATATAGAGAACTAATGTTATAAAACTATTTACTCTTATGAGTAGGTTGTTATCCTAACGTGATCACTGTTAATAATAATGATGATTAATTAACCATACTTTTATTATCAACTCACACTACTGCACTTTAAACAGTTGTCAAGTATTACAATAATCCTACTTTTCCGTAGAATGAGGATTATTTAATTTTCATGGTTCAGTGTGAAGTTTTTTTCCTTCACCCCTTTAATATACAGTAACTACTACATACTCTACTACATAGTTTTGAAGGCTAGAACCCTTACTGTGTAAGGGTTTCAGAGGTTGAGGAATGTGGGATTTTGGGTGAAACAAATACATAAATCATACATTACACAACTAACTCAAAACTACATACCAACTATATATACCATTACCCCCACTAATACAATGTAGAATTAAGGTAATAATAAAACTCATAATTACGTCATGGCAAATGAACTATTCCCCTGGGACATCATTGAAAGAGAGTTCGTACAAGGTAGAGATGAGAGAGATGCAGGTACTGGACTTAAACGTAAGACATTTCCAACTCATGAACAACTATGTCAACAATATGGTTGCAAACTAGAAACAATAAGAAATAGAAGTCAAAGTGGCAAATGGTTATTACAACGTACTCAATTCAAACGTAAACTACGCATCAAGAATACCGAAATTAATCTAGATGACTTGATGGGAGAAAGCGGTAAGTTCGATGCACAACATCTAAGAATACTAGAGAAGACTAATCAACTAATGGAAGAGTTTCTAGAACCATACGTAACAGGAGGTTATGATGATTTACCACCACTTAAACCAAGAGACTTGAAAGATATAATAGGTGCAATTAAAGATAGTGTAATAACAGTAAGAAGTATACTAGGTGAACCTAATACTGCATCACTATTAGATGAGATTAAAGAAGCAACATTAACTGAGCGTAAGAATAAAGAAGTAAGTAAAACTAGACTTGCTCACTTAAACAAACTACTAACTGATAGTGATAAAGTTAAAGAAGAATTAGAACTGAGGAGATCAGAGATACGCAAGCAACTTGATAACGATAAATAACTATGCAAATATATTTAATGTCAGATATAGCTGAATTCAAGAAGAATAGTAAAGATAATACTCAACGTAACTTAATGATAGGAGCAGGATTACTAGGAGGTGTTGCATTAACAACTATAGGAGTTCGTAGTTATTTAAGGAATGGTAAATTAGTTAGACAAAGTACACGTAAAGTTAACAAAGTAAATGAAATCGTTGATCCAATGAAGTTAACTACACCTAAAGAAATAATAGATAATCATCAATCAGTAGTTAGATTAGTTCTTCCACACAGAACAGCTATAAATTTTAAAGATGGTCAAATTTTAAATTATGAAGATTTAAATAATTTAATTGATGACACGTCATATTGGAAGTTAGATGTTAAAAATACACCAACACCAAATGATTTAAATCTAAATAATGAAACTAGATTAAATCCTGATAGTTTATCTGAACGTTATATTGAAATAGCATATACTGGAAAACCACATAATGGTAAAACACGTTATTCTCTTAGAAATAATATGACAGATAAAGATAAAGGTGTAATACTAGTTAACAAAAATATGAAAGATTTAAGTGGATTAATAAATTTCAACAGAGTTTGAAACAAAAGTAATGCTATCTCGTAAGAAAAAAAGGGTAGGACAACGAAGCAATCTAATCAAGGCGCGACCTAACCTAAGTATAAAATTATACTAAGTACAAGAGCGGCACAATATAAGCTACCTAACATATTAACTAGGTAGCTTTTTGTTTAACAGTCTTCTTCAGTTAATGACTCGATTATCTCATCTAACGTTGATAAGTATTCATCAACTATCTCTTGTACATCTTCAATAACTTCATCATAAGTTGGCGGATCTATAATAACCATATTTAGGTTTCCCTATTTTAAGTTGTTTAATTAAATCATCATCAATAGATGAACCAAATACAATAGGTTTATTAACTGTATTAACTTTACTAATTAACTCATCTAATGTAATACGTTCATTAACTGGTGCTGTTCCTACCATATATCTAACGTTACTTAACTTAAGTAACTGTTCTAACTCAACTATACGTTGTTTAAGTCGTTCTATCTCTTTATCTTTAACATCAACAACTGTAGTTGAATCAACTACATCATTCATATAATTAACAAATTCATTTAAATTAACTGTAGTATAAGTATCTACAATTGCGTTATTCAAATAAGTGGTTGCTTTAATATATGGTGTAAATGCAATTAACTGAAGGTATTCTACTACAACCTTTAAGTTAAGTGATGTATAAACTGCTGTAAACTTATCACCCTTAATAGTTATCTCATTAAACTTAATGTGAGATAAAGCTTTAAGTAATTGTTGCATTGTAACTTTGTTACTAATCATTGTTATCCTTGTAGTATTAACTTAATTAATAGTAACACACTATTTTTTCTTACTCATACGTTTTCTTAATTCATTAGCTCCAAGTAATGCACTACCAACGCCTAAACCTATTAACGCACCTTTACCAATGGATACATTTCTAATCTTATTAAGTTTGTTTAATCTACGAGTATTAGTTTTAGGAAATCTATTATTTCTACTTCCACTTCCAAAATAATTAGCTATACTCTCCATTATTTTTAATTGTTCTTTAGCATAACTTTTACCGGGTTTACCTTTCATATCATTTAATACATCTTTCCAAGAATCAGGAAATTCTTTCTTCCAGCCTTGAGCGTCCCATAATTTATTTGTTCGTTTTAAATTATTTTTCATTAAATAATTAACTTTACTATCTTTACCTCCAACGTATCCACCAATAGCAGTAGCTCCACCAAGTAAAGCAGTATTAGTTAGCAAACCTCTAGATTTTCTTTTAACTTTATCCTTAGATCCTAATTTACGCGCCATAATTAAAACATATTAACTTACACATACATTATATGACTTCCCGCGAACAATTAGAAAAAGAACTAGCTAACATAGAGAACAAGTTATATGAACTAGCGATACTAGATAATAAGGATGAACAGTATGAATTAGAATCACTACTAGAAGAACAAAGTTACGTTCAAGCATATCAATCTAGTTACAGTTTCCTAGCTCATAGTTGGCAGACATTCAATGGTGAAGTATTCCTACCAGCTAAACATCTACACGCAATAGCCGAACATCTAGATGCAACATTAACTGGTGAAATAAAACGACTTATAATTAACGTACCACCTAGAACTGCTAAGTCAGCATTAGTAACTAAAGCATTTCCAGCCTATTGTTGGATAAGGCAGCCTCATCTTAAATTCGCCAACGTTAGTTATGGTTATGGATTAGCAGAAGAAGGTAGTGTACATAGTCGTCAGATAATGCAATCTGATTGGTATAAGCGAGGTATGGCTACAGTATGGCGCGATATGGGTGCTACACCATGGGAGTTCAGACGCGATAAGAATATGAAGAATGACTATGAGAATAATGCTAATGGTCGTAGATTCGCCACATCATGTCCTGAAGGTATCTTCACTGGTATTGGTGCAGACACAATTATAATTGACGACCCTGTTAAAGCTAACGCTGCATATAGTAAGAATACACTTGATAAAGTTAATCAATGGGTCAGCAATACTCTGATGTCGCGTTTAAACAACCAATCAGAAGGTGTTATCATCTTGGTTCAACAAAGGGTTAGTGAAATGGATATGACTGGTTTTTTCTTACAACAAGAAGGAGTTTGGGAACATCTATGTCTCCCAATGGAATATGAAGACACTCAGAGATACTGGACTCGCATTGGTTGGACTGATTGGCGCACTAATCAGAATGAATTACTTGAACCAATTCGATTTCCGCGAGATGTGGTTGAGAGGCTCAAGAAGGACGAGGAATGGAGCTATGCTAGTCAATATCAACAACAACCAGTTCCGCTCGGTGGTGGACTTATTAGGCGTGAATGGTGGCAGAATTGGTACATACTTCCAACTCAGTTTGATGCAACTTGCATGGCATTCGATTTATCTATGAACGATAAGGAAACTAGCGATAATACGTCACTTATAGTTATGGGACGTAAGGATAACAAGTTCTACATTATTGACTTAGTGTATGGCAAAATGGATATACTTAAACAAGTAGAATCCATAATTGAGTTGTGTAATAAGTATCCGATGATAAGAACTAGGTTAATTGAACAACGTGCAAATGGAGATGCTGTAATTGCATTACTTAAACGCACCATAACTGGACTTATACCACTCATAACTAAAGGTGATAAAGAACAACGTATCCTTAGTTGTGTGCCAGAAATTAATGCAGGTAACGTATTAGTTCCAGATGAGAATGTACATAGTTGGATTAAACCACTATTACTAGAAGCTACTATGTTTCCACGTGGTAAGAATGATGATGCTATTGATAGTATGCAGATGGCACTTAATCATCTAGTTACGTCAAACATCGTTACTTATATGCCACTTCAAGTTATTACAGATAGTCCAGGTAATACAACTCGTGCTGAAATAAGAGAACATATAATGGATAGTAGTTATGGTGTTACAGTTAATGTGACTCGTAACTATATTAAAGGTTTATTTGAATAACACTATGACTATTAATCAGATATTAAAGAAAGCATATACAGATCAATCTCATATAACTCTGTTTATAGACAACATCGAATATCAGTTTGATAATGCAATAGTAACTAGATTAACTAGAACTGAGATAACATTCATGAGTCCGGCGTATCATCCTGATGGAACTTGTCTAATTGAATATACATTTGATAGAACATTAGTTATTGGAGTTGGTCGTATCGTAGCTAGATTAAATGTAGATAGTAAGTTACCACCAGATGCGTTCATGTTATAATAACGTTAGTGACCAAAAAAATAAGCACCCTCTTAATTGAAGGTGCTTTTTCTTTATGTTGCAGTAGTTAAATAACTTCGTCTATTAACCCTGTTTATCGTAACGTGCTTTACTCTTGTATTCTTTAGCTGGTCTGAAGCTAACCTTCTTATGAGCTTCAACTAACTTAGGTTCTTTAGTAAAGATAGTGCTAACTGTACGTTCCTTAACTTCAGTTGTGCTAAATGTACCAAATCCCTTAATGCTAACTGACTCAGTTAATGATGCTGCTTTAATTGCTTCAATCATAGCCATGAAAGCTACTTGTAACTTGTACTTAGGAATAGTGTCAGTGAAATTATCGTAAACTGCTCTAGAACCAACTTCTACTAAATGTTCAACGTTCATTGTAGTTATGTGTATGTAATTAACTAATAACTAAGATAACATAGATCTATGAGAAATGACAACTACTTGCATTAATTAAGTTAAGTTAGTATGATATAGTGGATGAGTAAGTTAATTAAGTAGTGTATTATGACTAAAACATTAGCAACTAAGATGGTTAACTTTAAAGTAACTGAGGAACAATATCAACAGTTAGTTAAGTTGGCTGAACTAGAGAAGAGATCAATTAGTAACTACATTAAACTAAAACTTGAATTATTGTAGTATGATGTAGAGGTAAGAAAAAATAAGGATAAGTAATATGAGCGATGTCTATTTAGATGAATATATTTACGCTACAGCACTTGCTAAAGAGCATGGTAAAGAGGTTAAACATTGGTTAGAAAACGCAGGAACTAAAAAAGCTATTAAAGCAGTCGAGTCTGAAATTTTAAAACAATGTGTAATTAAACGTCAAGGTGGTAACTTTACTAAACAAGGAACATGGATTCATAACAAATTATTACCGTACTTTCAACAATGGTTAAATGTACATAGTATTAGATATGAGTTTAAAAGAGACGAAACTGAATTTAAATTATTATTAGAATCTACATTTAAAGACCTATTAGTGTTTGAATATCAAAAGAAAGTAGATAATTATTATTTAGATTTTTATAATGAAAAATATAATCTAGTTATTGAATACGACGAAACACATCATAACAACGTAGATATTAAAGATAACGATATTAAACGTGAACAGTATTTAATTGCTAAATTGAACTGTACTATTATTAGAGTTAAACAAGGTGAAGAATTTCAAGGTATTAATCAAATTATTAAATTTATGATGGAGAACAAAATTAATGAGTAATATAGTTAAAGCCTTTGATTTTAATAACGAATCAATTTATCGCCGCACTTCAGATAACTATTGGAATGCAACTGCAATGTGCAAAGCAGGTGGTAAAAGAATAGATCACTTTTTCGAGAACAAATGGTCAAAGTCTTATATAGAACAGGTTTCCACGATCACCGGAATTAAGGGTAACGAACTTGTTCAAACAATTAAAGGTGGTAATCCTTATGAACAAGGAACTTGGGTACATGAAATAGTTGCAATACGAATAGCCCAATGGTTATCACCTGAATTTGCTGCTAAAGTTGACTTAACTCTATATCAACTAAAACAGCAGTATCAACAATCACATCAATTATTACTAGAACAAGAATCTGCTAATGTACACGGCATTCCAATTGCACCACGTAATGAAGTAGACTTAGCATTTCGCATTAAAAACTGGATTGATCTATGTACTGATGGTGGTAGATTCTACATTGAACATCCACTAATCAATACTATTAATGCAACAACTAAAACTAGAAGAGTTGACTTCGTTAAATCTAATGGACGTAATGTTATAGTATATGAGTTAAAGTTAAATAAGATAACTACAAATGACATAGCTAAAACTATAGGAGATAAAGGTTATTATCAACTATGTGCTGATAAGTTCAATCGTCCCATTAAGTTTATATTCCTATCACCGTTAGGTATAACTAATGAAGCACAGTTACTACTAGATAGGATGAATGATGTGAGTTTCCTAACTACACAACAACTATGTCAGGAGTATTATGTTAAAGGTAAGAAAAATAAGTGGCGCAGTTCTGAATGGTATTTAGATGTGCAAGTTAAAGATGATAAGTTCTCACATCTATTCACAGATGAGTTTATTAATGATGTTACAGTTAAGTTAACTAAGGTAAAGTAGAGTTATGAAACACACAGTATTAATAAGTTGTTTAAGTGGTGTTATTTATGAACAACTTAAACCAGATACATCTAACTACATTACTTATAACTACGATAACGAATCTAAGTTATGGACAATTAAATTAACTTGGTATGTAGGTAATAAGTTAATGGGTTATAGATTAGCTATAACTGACTTTGATTTAGATACGATATATCAGAACTTAATTATTGAGAAGTATACAACTGAAGTTATCGCCGCATATAATAAGTCATTCGCTACGCCAACATGAATAACATTGAATTTATTAACTACGTTAACACTAACTTTGTAGACACATATAAAGCTCATCTACAACAGTATGTTCCTTATCCTCATATAATGTTTAAAAGTATTGAACATAACGTGTTTACTAACATCCCAGTATATCCAGATCAAGTTATATCTGAGCAAGCTAAAGATGAGATATTAAACTCTGTTAATAATTAATTCAGTAACTTAATTACAACTAACTAAGGATAACTAAATTAAGTTAAACTACATATAACACTAGAAGCCGCCACTAATCGCGGCTTATTTATTATGAACATCAACAAGTACATTAAAGAACAAGATGAGTTAGTTACTGCATTTACAGATGGATTAACTAATAGTATAGGTAACTCATTATCGCGTAAACAAGATAACTTAAGTCTCATTATCAGTAATCAATTAAATAAGTTATGGAATGATAGTTGGAATCTCGGACGTACTCATGCAATAGATGAAACGCCGCCATCCCTTTTTTCTTACTCTGATAGCATTGCGGAATTTGCATCACCACTTGAGAAATTAAGAAATGAGATTGATAAAATTACTAAGGAAAAGGAAGGTTATCAATCTGAGTTAGATAGAATACGTCGTGATTATCAAGATAAAGAAGGTAATTATAGTGGTACTAAGATATTAAGATCAATTGATAAAGAAGGTACTTATAATGATGTAGATAAAGTTAGAGCTATTCAAGTTATACGTAATCGTGAAGATGAGTTAAATGCACTTATCGCAGCTAAGGATAACTTAATTAAAGATAAACAAGATAAGTTTTTTGAATTAACTGATCCTGCTAACATAGCTAAGTTAAATGAGTTATCTAAAGATACTAAAGATGTTACACCTGAAGTATTACCTCGTGTTAATAAAGCTGAAGTTAATCAACAATTAAGTAAAGCAGTTAGAGATAGAGATGCTTGGCGTAAATCATTTGTAGATGAGAATGGTAATTTAAACTTAGCTAAGTATAGAAGAGTTAAAGGTTATGACACTTCTGATAGTGATGCTGATGTATTAAAACAAATGAAGAGAGAAGAACTTGATTTAATTAATGAAGTTAAACGACATAATCAAACACTTAATGATATTAATGATAGACCTAAATCAACTAAAGGTATATCAACTAGAGAACAACGTTTAATTGAACGTACCTTAAAGAAGCAACAGAAGTTACAAACAACTAAGTTAGATGCTAGTAAGATACCTGCTAATATTAGAGATTCAGTTCAAGCAATTGAACAACGTCGTCAAATTGAATCTACTAGAGGCGATGTACCATTACTTGAACAAACTGAGTTTGGTAAATCGTATTTAAATAGACGTATTAATACTATAGGTAATGATCTGAACGAACGATATAAAGTGACATTAAAACAAGTAGTTCCTGAATACCTTGCTGATAATAAACAAGATAAAGATATTACTTATTATCGCCGCATTAGTGCAATGTTAACTAGAGAAGATGCTAAACAAATGGAGCAATACAATAAACAACTTGAGTTAATTAAAACTCGATTAGATGATATCCCAACTAAATTAACTGCAACTAAAGATATGAATGTTTATGAGAGTGTAGCATTCCTTAAACAGAAGTATGATCCTGATGTTAAGTTAACTATCACTGATAAGAAACTACTTAATGAGTTACCAGATAAAGCAGTTTATAAGATGCAGGATTTAAGAGCTTATCGTGACAAGTTACTTGAGAAAGTAAGAAAACTAAAGGATAATCAGGCTCGTACTAAACGTATTGCAATAACTGAAATGGGACACGCTTATAATCTTGGACGGCTTGATTACTACATTAAACAAGATATTAAGTTTGTTAAGTGGAACAATAGTATTGAACATAAACGTGCTATGATTCCTGGCGATTATAATACTAGATATCGTAAAATATACAATAAATTATCTGAGTTAATTAATAGATCACCACAACTTGAGTCATTTAAGATGGATGGTATTGTATGTCCAATATGTCAGGAACGCGCTATCTATGATTATGGTTATGGTAAAGGAATAATTAAGATAGATGACTTGTTAAGTAATAGTCAAAGTCAACCACTACTTCACGCAAATTGCTCGTGTTTTCTTACCAGTGTAGAGGAATCTGAAACTAAAGAACCTTTTAATGTACCAATCTATGTATCATCATTACTTAATAACAATGTTGTTAAATGGGCTGCTGCTGGCATATTAGGAACTGCTGCTATGTATGCGGCATTTAAGAAGAGTAATGTAACTCCACTTAACATACCTGATATTATTAGAAGTAAACCAGCCGTAGTTACAACTAAAGCATTAAGTCAAGCATTACTAGATGATATTATTGATGTTCCATTAGTTCCATTACAAATACCTGAACGTGTACCAACTACAATTAACATTGATAGAGCAAATAAAGTATTAGAAGATGTAGTTAATTGGCGCGAGAATGTTATTGATGATTCTATTAATAAAGCTATTAAGATAGATGAAAGATATGAGTTAGTTAACCCATATATAATTCCAACTACTAAGCAGAAAGTAGATGATATAACAGATAGAGTTAAACAATATAAAGCAATTACTAAATCTACGTTAACTAAAGAAAATCTTATTCAATTTAAAGAAGATGTAGATGAAGTTCAATATTATATTAATGAAATAGAAGAA